CCCAAAGCCTTTAATTGTCTTTCCACATCAGGGCCAACAATCGCAAGTAACTTAGGGTCGACTTGTGCCAATGCTTTGTTGTATCCAGCTTGGCTAAAGTTTCCACTTTCATTCACAATGCCTGATTTGCTTTTTAACCAGTTGACAATGCCAGCCGCCATTGTTTCTCTAGCTGTTGAATCTTGACCAAGAATTTGTACCATTTGGTCAATGTCTGCTTTTTTGCCATTGACAACAAATTTATTGATAAAGTCATCAGCAGCCACTTTGTCATTTACAGCGGCATTAAATGCTTTGTCTTTTTTAAGCAAATCAAATCGCTCTCTAGCCGCAGTTCTTGCCACATCAGCCAAAGGTTTAAGTTCCGCTGCATCACCCGTTAACGGCAAATCTTCAAGAGCTTGGCGAACAATGCCAGCCGCAGCCGCCGCATTACCATCGCCCGTTCTTTCGGCTTTTCTAATTTCAGCCGCCAAGTTTGTACGCATGGCTTCAAATTGCTCAAACGTCATTGGCTCACCAGCTTTGAATGATTCTAGTTGTTTGGCAATAGCAGGAGACAAAAAATCTGTTTTAAGTTCTTTACGCAAATTAGCAAAAGCATTATTGGCGACTTCTTGCCCATTTACAGGGAATTCACCACCAGCGGCTTCTTTCAAAGCGTTGTACTTTTCAGTAATGCCTTGTTTAAGATGATTGTCAAGTTCTTTGTAAGAATTGATAATTGCTTCGCCATTTTCTACGTGATTTGTACCGTATACGTTAGGCGCGGCTTGATCTCTGATTGCGTTTAAATTTTCTATCAGTTGACCATTTTGCTCGTTAAAACGATTTGCAAGTTCTTGATTTTTTGCCCGACTATTCCATTCATTTGAAATCTTATGAATGTCTTGCGTTGCTTGACCTTCCGTCAATCTCACAGGGATAGGCAAAGAGTCAGCTTCAATGTGTCTTTGCAATACAGGTAAGTTAACCTCATGAGGCGGCAATTTAGAAATTTCAGTTTGAATTTCAGGGCTTGCATGGGCAATGGCTTCTTTAATGGAAGCCTCGTTGGTTGTTGCGGCAGCGCCAGCGTTTTGCATTGAACTGACAGTAGGCTTGACGCCTTGACGCTCAATTGTTACTTCTGGAATAGCGGCTTTAACAGCGGCACGATTTGCCTGCGCTCCAACCAATGATTGAGCTTCAGGAAAAACAGGCGGCAATTTAGATGCTTCAAAAGCATTTTGCAATGATTGCACATACTCTTGACCTTTAGCCGTTCTTGGCTGATAAGTCATTTGCTGCATTAAGTTACGAGCTTGTTCTTCTGGATTGCCGCCACGAACGCCATAAACCAAACCAGTAGCCGCCGCCAATGGAGCAGCAACAGCGCCAGTTAATGCGGTCAACCCAGCCTCGCCAACACCAGCAACGGTTTGATTAAATTTGTGACGAGCTTCAAATGCTTTTTGAATGGCATCAGCAACCATGCCATTTGGTTGTTCTTCTTTTGGTTGTTCTGCGGCAGGTGTTTGCTCCCACAAATCAGCCAAGTTAGAAGTGGCTTCTGAGCCGATTTGTGTACCAGGCACATACGTAGAAAACGCATTGCGCTTAGGAGCAACATCTTGCGTTGTCTTTTTTTCAGTAGTGGGCGCGTCCCACAATTCGGCTAGAGTTCCCATTATTGAATAATCCCTAATGCTCTTGCTTGCTTGATTTTGTTGCTCATCTCTTGTTGTTGAGCAGGCGACATGGATGCTTTCAATTTAGCGACTTCTTCAGGCGTCATTTCTTGGAAAAGACGGAAGTCTGAAAAATTGTTAAACGTATCCAATTTGCGTTTGTATTCGGCAGGGTTGTTGATTGAAGAAGAAAGGTAAGCGGCTTTTGCCAACTTCATTTTTTCCATGCCAATCAATTGATCTGAAACGCGCAACATCGCCTCTTTGGTCATCTTTGCGTTAGGCGTTGCCATTTCAGCAATTGAACGAGCAGCATCGGTATTGCCGCCAGCCAATGCCAACAACTTAGAATTTTTAGCCAATTCGTCTGTGGATGATGTTTCAAGTTCAGCAACAGGGATACCAACAGACTGAGCCAAGCCAGACAAGAATTTTTTGCGTTCGCCACCAACACCAGTAAACGATTCAGGTGTAAGTTGTTTGATTTTTTGGAATGTTGCAATGCGGTTTTGAGCCGCAGAAGCATCCGACATTGTTTGCAAAATGTCAGACTTAACAACATTGCCAGCGGCTTCTTGAGTAGCTGCTTGAGCAGGCCCGAGCGCTGTTGTTAATTTTCTGTTAATGATAGGAGTGTTTCCAATCAATTCTTTTTCGCCAGTTTCAGCATTAACGATTTCAGTTGTTGGCGGCAATTGCATTTGCACCGCTGGCGCTTGACCTGGGCCACCGCTTTGATAAGGCGATGTGTACACAGGCACAGCATACTGGCCTTGGTTAATGTAAGTTGGCGCTTTGTTAACTTGACCAAATTGCTCTGTATTAGTGCCTGCTTGTTGTACGCCATTAGCGATTGTTTGGATTACTCGTTGAGCGCCAGCAGCACCATGCTTGTCAATGTGCTCCAACAATTTGTCGTGCATCTTGCTTTCATGCTCAGGCACACCAATGACGTTAACCAAATAATCCTTAGCTTCGTTTAATTTTTCTTTGATAGCTTCAGGATTAGGGTTTTTAGGATTGAAATCAGGGTCGGTTAACAAACCACCGTAAGTTTTGCGTGTTTGATCTTGATAGTAAGCGTTCAATTCTGAACTTGCTTTTTTAGACCCAGTTTCAGCTGTAGATGTTCTAGCCGCAGCCTCACGCACAGCCAAAGACGATGTTTGTTGCGCTTGTTGCAATTCCAATTGAGCTTTTTGAAGCTGCAACGGATTAAGTAGTTGCGATTGTTGGTATGCTTGGATGCCACCAGCCAAGTTCACCATATTCGCAAGGCTCATGCCTTTAGGTGGTTGAATCTGTGTAGCAACAGGAGTTGTGGTTAAGTCAGCCATGATTTATCCTTAATTTGGATTAAAGAAATTGGCAATGCTCATATTGCCTTCACCTGGGACATTAACCATTCCGCTGCCACCATTAGCCCAACCATTTGAATTTGAATATTGATTAATTCCGTTTTGGCTGTTTTGCATTAAGTTATTTAAAAAATAACCATTTGCCGCACCTTGAGCGCCACCAGACAAAGCATTTGCTGCCCCAATAGTTCCAGCCGCTTGAGCAGCCGCGCCACCAATAGCTGTTTGGCCTAATGCGCCAGCAGTGTCGGAGGCCAAGTTAGCAGTTGTATTTTGAGCGTTTTGACCCAAGCCAGCAATACCAGCTAAGGTGTTGTAAATGCCTGTGCGCTGAGTTTGATAATTTTGAAAAGCATTTTGGTAGGCATTACCTGCGTAATTTTGCGTAAACTGATCTAATCCTTGCAAAGCATTACCACCAATAGCACCACCGCCCACGTTTGCCGCACGTTGGTTAGCCATTTGACCTTGGTTAAGCATGAAATCATAGTTAGGCGCTAATCCAGCCTGAAGGTCTTGAGCATTAAATTGGTGCTGAAGGTATCCAGAACCAGTTTGCGAACCAGTGGGGTTGCCGTTGGCATCATAGGTTTGCGTTGTACCAGAGCCTAATGCACCAAGTTGATTCAGGGCGTTATATCCAGCAGCACGATTCGGCGCAAGTTGCGCGTTCTGCGTGTTGAACATATTTTGCTGAATTTGAGCAGCTTGCAAAGCGGCATTAGCTTGGGTATTGGCTGCATTTTGAGAAGCGCCTGCACCAAGCAATCCACCCAAAAGGCTACCGCCTCCCATAATTGCCGCGCCAGTAAGAGAACCTAAAGGCATATTAACCCCTTTGAATCAAAATTTCATCGACCTTTTCTGGGTCGGTTTCATCAGTTGCGTGAACACAAAACCAAACACAATCCTCAAAACTTGTGATTTTGTGAAAAACACCCGCTTTAATTTCAATACAAGCAGGCGCTTTAAATTCTTTTTTCCAATCATCAGTCTCAACAAGAACTCGACCCTTTGCCAAAATAGACAAATGCGAATAATTGTGAGCGTGTTGACAAGCCTGATAATTTGCTGGAATGGTCATTTCCTTGGCATACAGCCCATCAGAAAAATGATGGACAATATTTGGGTCAACTTCAAAAGTGCCCAATTTTTCAGCAAATTCTTGTGCAATTGTCATGTTATTGATTGTAGTACGGAACTTTGAAAGGCTTACCATTTACCGTAATGTTTATAAAACCTACGGGCGCAGCAGGAAGGCTACCAGAGCCTGTCGTTGCTGTGGTAGCCGATGAGAAGTTCAACAGGTTAAGAAAGAACTGTTGCCAAGCACGAGTCGGGCGTTTGGTTGAGCTATCCAAAAACTCCGACTGCGGGTATGGGTTTGTTTGAGTTGAGCCGTAAATTCCACCAGCCATTAGTTTTCCCCTTCAGAGGCTTTAAGGTTGGCAGAAACAATGACCGCCTTCACAGGGTCTGAGACAACGATTTCATACACTCGATCTCGGGCTGTACCCAATCTGCGCCAAATAGCACGATTCTTGTATTTGCCTTCAAGACCAATAGAAACCCAGTATTCACGCGACCATGTAGAGCCACCATCGCTTGACCAGCGCAACATGGCTTGAGGGTTTGCTCCCACTAATTCAGAATTAAGAGGTGTAGTGATACCAGACAAACCAACACCAGGTTGGAATTGAATTTGTAACTCATCAAAGAATTGACGTTGCAAATCAGTCACGATATGAGGGCAGCGGCGCAATCTACGCACGTTTTGACCGTTATCAGTGTAATTAGTGGAATCAATCTCGTAGATGTTTCCGTTGGAATAATCCCCACAAAGAACCATGCCCTGAAACAACGCAGCACAATTACCACGATGACGCTCGTATTGGCCTAAGTTGTTTGTGTACAACCACTTATGCCACATACCTGTTGTAACGTCATAAGCCCAAGTTAGACCGTTTGTGCCGATACTTGGAAACGTCACCACGAAAACCTCATGGCCTTCTAATTGATAAGTCCATGAAATAGCGTCTGAAATCTTTTGGTTGACCAATGTATTCTCAACTGCGTGAGTTGAGATACGCTGTGGCTGATAGCCGTTCATTTGCATGACTTGGGCTTGACCGCGACTGTTTTGCGACACATAAGCAAACGAATTGCCCACGCGAGACATGGAAAACTTAGCTGCAATACCGTGTTGCGTAGAAGTGCCTGGAATTCGCTGGAATGGAAAAGGCACAGCGCCCACATCCACCCACGCCTCAGATGATGCCTCACCCAACAAATAAACTTCTCGGTGGTCAACAATAAGGGAGACAAGGTTATCAGGCGCACCGTCTTTGGCTGAGTAGCTAAGAGCAGGGCTAACAGGCGACAAAAGGTTTGAAGCACCCCATTGTTGGCTGTTTGGTCGGTTATAGACAAAATAATTGTCAACAATGTCCACAGTATTGCCGCCAGTAAACGCACCGTCAGACGATGGAATAACTGTCCAATTTAGGGCATACAAAGTTTCAGATGCAACGGTTTGCGAAGTGCTGACCGTGTATGTTCCTGTGCCGCCTGTGCCAGTTCCAAGGGCAGTAATCATAGTGTTGGCTGTAACACCAGCACCTTGAATTGTTTGCCCAACATAAAGAGTTCCGCTTGACACAGCACTGACTGTCAACGTAGTACCGGCAATTGCGCCAGTTACAATAGCGCCGCTTGAAGATGTGTAAAACTGAGCAGAAGCAAGGTTTTGGCTAATGTTGATCGTATATGTACCAATACCACCAGTACCTGTGCCAAGCGCAGTAATCACGGTTTCTTGAGCACCGCCGATAGCAAAAAATTGTTGTCCAACAGCAATAGTCCCCGATTTAACAGAAGTAACCGTCAGGGTAGTACCTGATGTTGACCCTGTGAAAATCGCAGCCGTTTGCGTACCAATAACCCACGTATAACGGTAAGTTCCATCCACAATGTAGACGTTAATACCGTTGTCAGAAATTGATACCCGACCAGATGTTGAGTTCAATTGACCGATGATGACGGGAGTTAACGCAGTATTTAATGCGTAAACGTATGAACCACACACAGCAACAAGAATATTCCCACCAGACAAAGTACGCAAGCCGCGCACTTCCTGTTGATTTGGTAAAGTGGCTTGAATTGTCAGCCCAGGCGTTGGGTATAAAGCAACCACGCCACGAGCACCATCAGGCTTCGTAGGGTCAACTTCAGGGCGAAAGTTAATACAGTCTTGTCCATCTTGATAAATGGAAGGTGCTTCGTAAGCTGCCCCAACAAAGTTAAAATCAGCCATTATTTAACCTCGCAATAACGTTCGCCATCACGAATTCTACGAATGGTCGATTCACCAACGCCGAATTTTCTGGAAATTGAAGCAATTGTATTATTCACTAACAGAACTCGAATTTCACGCACTTGTTCATCAGACAAAATACGACTGGCAACTAAAGGAATTCCTTTTTTTGCTTTACTCATTTTTTGTTTGATTTCCTCAGTTAACTTAACTCCTTTTCTTGGAGAAGTTATCCCTTTGCGAGTTACAGTCCATTTGGCTTTTTGTTCATCAGAATGAGTTTTTCCTTTAAAACCATTTGTTTTAACAAGTTTTCCATAAGGATTACCTTGCATTTTTTGTTTATGTTCTTCTGTATGTTTGTATCCAGAAGCACCTTCTCCACCATTAGTCATATTTGCTAATGAATAACCAATTTTTTTGTAAAGATCAATACATTCAGTTTCAGCCAAAAATGCTAATTCTTCATCTAAATTTGCCGTAACAATATTGATTTGATACCCATGCTTATCAACAATCCGATGCCAATATTCATTACGCCCAGTTTTTAAAAAACAACGTTTCCCCTTTCCTTTTCCAACATAAAAAGGTTGATTTGTGTCGTTTCTTAAATGAGCATAAATGTAATACATTTTTATCTTGTTTTGTTTTAAAATTAACGAAAAAAGCCTCCGCTTAGGATCCAGCCCGCGTCCTTTGATTTGCCGACAAGCAGCGAATCAGGATAGCGAGATACTTGAGGTGGTTTCATGTTTGTACGTTTCACCGTAGCTTTAGCCTGCGATGCAAACGCATTAATCATCTGAATTTGGGTAGCACTTGCTTTGCCATACATAGGCATCAAGCGTTCAGCTAAACACCAGCGCAAGGCATTTGTGTAGCCTTGTGGCAATGCTAAGTTGTCAAAGTAAGTGTTGTATCGAGCAAAGATTTGGTTGGCAAAGATGTGCATCTCACCCTGAGAAGGGTTAGGCCACACATAAATGTTTCCAAGAATCTCTGTTGGCTGGTAATAGATTGCTTTAGGCCAAGGGCCATTCAACGTTTTGAGGCCAATCATCTCGTAATCTTCAAGATTCAAGATTGCAACAGGGTAATCCAATCCACCGTTGACGATTGGCACACCATTGGAGTTAGTGTTAATACGTACAAAAGACGAATCAATCGCCAATGGTCGTTCATAATAACCTGTGATTGTGGTGGATGCAACGGTCTGGCTGACGTTCAATTGATATGTGCCAACTTCGTTCACGTTGTTGCCTGCGCCTGTCAGGAAACCAACAATGCGCGTTCCTGCGGTAATACCTGAGCCACTAAGATACTGATTCAGGTTGATAGCGCCAGAGTTGATGCCTGTGACGGTCAAAACGTTGCCAGTGATAGACCCTGTAAAGCTGGCGTTGATGTTACCAGTAGGGCCAATCGTGTATTGCGTTTGACCAGGCACAATCGGAAATACGATCTCGGTTTTGTAGAAAACCATCATATCTTCGTTTGACCATTGGTCAATCATATCGTTGAGCATATCAAAAGCGTCTGCGGCGGCTTCAGGAGTAGGAGATTCCCCTGCCTCCAAAGCGCCAATATCTTTTAATGCTCTGCTAATGATGTCAAATGGTACAGCCATGATTTAACCCAAATTTGGTGTGAAAACTTGGGCAACCCAAGGCGGCAACACGGTTTTCTTTTCCATGTTGGCAAGCTGTTGCGCTAGGCGTGATTCTATGATATTTTCGCCATGTTGGGTAGCATCTTCTTTGACCCAATCAATCACATCTTCCTCAGTGACTTCAGCGTAAGGTTTGTTCAAAACAGGGTCGCCAAACCGCCAATAGCCCTCTGTGTCCACAGAATAATCACCATCTATCGCAGTAACGTGATACTTGGCTTCGGTAATCAAACCATCTGTGGCTTTGACTTCTGAAATTTTCCAATTGAAGTTCATGGCAATGTTTCCATAAATGCGTTAATTTGGTCGGCAGTCATTGCTGTGCCGTTTTCGTCTTGCAGTTCTACACCTTTGGCTAGATCAGTTTTGAAGGCTTGATAGTCTGTATTTGCGAAATCAAAAGGAATACAAGCGTTGTCGGACAGCCGTTGTATGCCACCAACACTATTAGACAACAAGCTAAAAATTTGTTTGTACATTTACAACTCCGCTGAAAAAGCATAAGCAGTTGTGCCATCGCTTGCGCCCAAAAGCCTGTTTGCGTTATTTGCACCAAGTCCAGATGCAGTAATATCCAACATTATTTGAGATGGAGCAGCCCTATCTAAAACCATAGATGAATATGATCCTTGATTTAATGATGGCGCTGTTCCAAGCAAAGTAAAAGTTGGCGCGGCTCTCATTTGTACAGGTGGATTTATTACACAAGAAAAATGAGTTGTATTTGTATTAGTTCCTTGAAAAGTAGGCATATACAAACCGCCGCTAAAAGAACCACCATACATCCAATAATACCGTTGGGACAATTGCAACTCAGTACCATACGGGCGATAGTCAAACAATGTGGCTGTGCTGCCTTTTTCAAGTTGTGCGCCAGTATAGGTAATAGTACCTGAAACTAACGAACCAGTTGTAAATTCAATTTGTAGTCCATTGGTTACAGAAGATGGCAAAGATATATTTGTTGTATATTGCGTTGATGTTGAATTAATTGTAAAAGTGCCTGTTGCAATTTGAGTTCTTGAAGAATAATTGTCAGTTGCAGTTGGGTAATATGCTGTCCATGTTACTGAAGTCAAAGCTGATGCTTTAATGTAAACACTTAAAGTAACAGTTTGACTTGCCAAATCATAAGAATTAAAAGATTCAATTTTTTGACCAAAAACTGTTCCCGTATTTAATGAAGCGCCCGTTATTTGATAAGAATATTGAAATCCATTTGAACCAGAAATTCTTTGGCCTGTTGTTGATGCCCCAACAGATTGAGCATACCAACGATCAATTGTGTAAACAGAACTAAGTCCAATTGCTTGACTAGCCCCTGAATTTCTTTGGTCAATCACCATCGCACCATTAATGATGCGGTTTTTAAAACCAAATCCTGTAGCAGCAGTATTTTGAGTGCTGTTATCTTGAAAAGTTACGTTTGTTGTCGCATTAACAATTGGTGCTTTTAATACACCTGTTGACGGGTTGACAGTGACGTTTGAGTTAACGTAATTGACCGTTGTCGTTCCACTAGTGGAAGACTGAAACGCCATGTAATAAGTGGCGTTTGTGCTTGTTGCGGTGTTGGTAATTGACCCGCCAGTAGCCGCCTGCCAGCTTGCAGTTGTACCGTTTGAAGTCAAAACATAGGTGTTAGCACCGATAGGCAATCGAGTTGCGCTGTTTGTGCCGTTACCAATGATTAAATCGCCAGTTGACGTAATGGGCGACAAAGCATTGAAACCAGCCGAAGCAGTAGTCTGCCCTGTGCCGCCGTTAGCGACAGCAACCGTTCCAGTGACGTTAGAGGCTGTGCCTGTCGTATTTTGGTTAAGGGTAGGAATATCAGCCGCAACCAATGCCCTAAACGTAGGAGCACCAGACGAGCCGTTTGGTGCAGCCAAAACATAGTTAGCAGTTTTAGAAGCGTATGGGTTTTGGGTATCACCATATCCAGCATTTAAGCTGACGTTAGCCACGCCCAATGTTGTCGTGACGTTAACAGGAGCAGTTCCAGTAACACTATTAACCAAACCACCGCTAACAGTTGCCCAAGTAAAAGCTGTGCCATTCCATGCCAAATATGTGCTTGGAGTGCTAGGCGCTGTGATAAATGAAGTTGCACCAGCGCCAGTTTGATAAGGGATTTGGTTGGCCGTACCGCCTGCAATGTTGGTCGATGTTGTTGCGGTGGCCGCATTACCACCGATAGACAAACCAGACGCAGTGCCTGTTAATCCTGTGCCTGCGCCACTAAAACTAGGTGCTGTGTAAACACCAGTTGAAGGGTTATATTGCAGCTTGGTTGACGATGTTGTGACCGCTTGATTGCCTGACGTATTGCTAACAAAGGTCGGGTAATAAGTGGCATTAGTCGATGTGTTGTCACCAATAGCCACGTTTGTTGCGTTTGTCGCAGTAGTCGCTGTGGTCGCAGTTCCAGCGTTACCATCAATGCTTGTGCCTGTTAAGGTCTGGCTGGCGCTTGCTCGGTTTAAAGCAATGGCTGTCGTGCCAATGTAGAGGCTTGAATTGCCAAGAACAGCGCTTGGAATTGTGCCTGTCAAGTTACCAGCGGTTAGGCTTGTCAAAGCAGCGCCAGAGCCGCTAAACCCTGTGGCTGTCAATACACCAGTGGAAGGGTTGTATTGGTACTTGGTGGAACTTGTATATTCAGTCGATACAGTACCAGATGTTGCATTGGCAAACAGAGGATAACGAGTGGCGTTAGTGGTTGTATCGTCACTGAGGCTGATGGACGATGCAGGGGTTGACCATGTGGGAGTGCCAGAACCGTTTGAGGTTAGGACTTGTCCAGTAGAGCCAGCAGCACTAAATGCGTAAGCAGTACCAGTGCCGTAGGCAATAGCACCAGCAGTAGGAGTAGCCGTTCCATTTGTACCGCCTCCATTAATGCCGACCACACCCCATGCTGGCGCAGCGG